GCGATGCCCTGGTTGCCGCTGCCCGAATTACTCATCACCGGAACCATGGCTCCCGCCATGCGGGCGTCGCAGGCCGCGCAAGTATAGGAGAGAATGCGGGAGAGGGCACAATCCCCGATAATCCGCAATTCGGGAGCATGGCGCAAAGTATTTCCCACGCAATGCCCGTAGTTGTTCTTGAACGAATCCTCTGCCGCAGCCTTATTCAATCGCTTGGCTTCCAGAATGAAGCGGATTTCATCCAGCGGTGTGGTCATGGCGAAGTCAAACACTTTGCGCAGGTTGAGTTCGACGCCCTGCGCCTCCTGTTCGCTGCCGGAGGTACGACGACTCTCCTGAAGCGTTTCGCCGTCCCGTGAAATGAAGACGAAATTCGTATGCCCGCCGGCGATGATCGCCACAGCGGAGTGTCCGCCGCCCGAAACTTCGATCTCGATATAGAGTTTCTCGGTAATGCCCTCTTTCAGGGAGATGTCGATCCGCCCCTGCTCGATAAAGCGCTTACCCCGTTCGACGGCCTTCGCATCCGAATCCTTCAGCACTTCGAGCTGATACTCCGACCGTCCGACCAAAGCGCCCAAAGCGATCGCGATCGGCAATCCGATCATGCCCGTTCCGGGAATTCCCACTCCCATCGCATTTTTCAGTATGTTGGCACTCAACCGGGCCGAAACCTTTTCCGGTTCCGTCCCCAGTATCTCGCGGGCCTTGGCCACGCACAACGCAACGGCAATGGGTTCCGTGCAGCCGATCGCCGGAACGACCTCTCGTTTTATCAGAGCAATTATCTGCTCCCGTTCGGGTTTTGAAAGCATAAAATCGTCGTTATTTACAATACAAAGACAGCGCACATCGAACGTAATGCCGAATTTTTCGAACTACGCCGAACAGCTGGCCGCCCATACGAAAATTTTCCACGGCAAAGATACGAATAAGCCGAGTGCAAAAGCAAATTTTATTTGCATTTTGCCGAGGCGAAGTATCTAAGACAAAGTCAAAGATTACAAATAAGCCGAATGCAAAAGCAAATTTTTATTGCGTTTTGCCGAGGCGGAGTATCCAAAACGAAGTCAAAGATAGTGAAATTCCCCTTTCATTTGTCAGGAAAAAGCGACGATAGCACGGTTCGTCCGAAAAATCCACCCGGTACCGGACCTGCAGTCTGCCCGCTCCTGACAAAACGCAGCGAGGAGCCACCCGTTTCCGGGAACTCCTCGTCGATACTCTTTCCGAAAATACTACCGGCCAACCGTCTGGGCGAGAATCACACCGTATTGTGCGGGATCGAGCCCCAGCAACTCCAACAGCGCCTCTTCCTTGAAGCTGCCCCGTGTAATGGCCTTCAGACCGTTTCCGGCGGCATAAAGGTTCACGTTCTCCGTATATCCGCCCGCATCGGCCGCGCACCAGAAACGGATGCGGTCCACCGGCTGATTCCGGTCCGCATAAACGCTGTAATCGGCCACATACACCAAATTGAGCGGCGCAGTGTAAGCGAAATCCTGCATCGCGGTAAGCTCCCGACGATCTCCTTCGATGACCCGATTCAATACATTCGCTTTCGAATCGTAACGATACACACCTTCAGGCAGGAAAGCATAGACCCGAATGGGATAGAGCGCCATAGCCGAAGGCGCGGTAAGATGCCCATCCTCCCGGTTTACCCCGGCAGCAGCCCACAGTACACCCGAAAGTTCCTCCAGAGAGAGCATCTCCGGAGAAAAGTCGCGCGACGAGCTGCGCGCCGCAAGCGCTTCGTTGATAGTCAGTCCCATCTTGGGATCCGGCGTCTTCAATTCGATCCGCTCGCCCATTTCGACGGGCGTACGGACACTCTGCTTCACTCCGGTACCGCAGGCTGTCAATGCAACCAGCGCACACATCATCAAACTGCTTGTTTTCATAATCTTTACAGTTTTTACAAAAATAACCAAAATCCTGAATTTCCGGTATCCTGGCCGAAAAAATTTTCCGATATTCCGGCCTGCCGTTCCTGAAATGAAAGTCTGAGATGGAAAATATTCGGTCGTTTTTTTGGTTTTCAGGAAATAATATCTATCTTTGCACCACGATTCGAAACCCACACGAGTTTCAGTCGATGATGGTGCCATAGCTCAGTTGGTAGAGCAAAGGACTGAAAATCCTTGTGTCCCTGGTTCGATTCCCGGTGGCACCACACAGAAAACCAGTCACTTACAGCCCTGTAGGTGACTGGTTTGTTTTTAGTCGGGCACACAATTTAGACACAAACCCAATCTAATTTCCCATTGCGGGATACCTCTCCTTCTTGCACTATTTTTCGCACTTTTTGGAATGAATCATTTCAATAAAGCTATTTTCCGACAGTGAGAATTGCTCTCCTCTTTTTTTAACGAATTTTTCCTTAAAATAATTTGCATAATGTGCCGAACATACTGACTTTTGTCGCAGAGGCTGTGAAGTCGCAGCCCACCAGTTGCAGAACGATATAACCTTCATGTAATTGTTAGTGGGTCTGTTGGCGTCGGCTGACAGACCTTTTTTGTGCGAATATGATGATTTATTCGAAACCATATAGAACGAAAAAAACATGAAAGAGAAAATTCTCGTAGCGCTGAAAACCAAGTATTCTAATTTGGGGTTCGGAGCGAAGGCTCTCGACGGAGTAGCCTCCATTTTGGAAAAATCCGTCACCGATGAATCGCAAATTGAAACCGCAGTCAGCGGGGTCGAACCTTTCCTTAAAGTTTTCCAGTCTGACGCTGATCGTGCACGCACCGAGTACAACGCACTGAAAGGACTGTATGACGAACTCAAGGCAAAGAGTGAGGCATCTCCTGCAAATGGGGGCGGGCAGGGCAAAAAAAACGAACCCGACGATGAGGAACCTGCGTGGTTCAAAGCCTACAAGAAGCAACAGGAGGAGCGTTACAACGCCATCAAAGCGGAGAGCGATACTCTGAAAGCTGAAAAGGCCAAGAACGACCGGGCCAATCTCATCTCCGCAAAGGCAAAAGAACTCGGTATTCCGGAGTGGCGCATGAAAGAGGGATTCGTCATCGCCGACGATGCAGATGAAAAAACGATCGGCGACTACCTCGCAAACGTGCAGAAAAATCTGGTTACCGCAGGGCTGGAAGGGAAAGGTTCGGGATTCCCGATGTCCACGCCCGAAGCGCAGGGCAAAGAACTCGCAAAGGCGTGGGCTGAAACACTTCCGGACAAAGAGTAACCAAAACGTAAAATCATGGCAATCGTATTTGAAAAAACAAAAGTAAAGGGCGGTTTCCCCATATTCTGGCGCGGTGAGTTCGCCGTATTGCCGGGGGACTTCAAACTGAAGGGAACCTATCCCGAAGGGACAAAGATTCCCAAAGGTACGCCGATCAAGCTCGACTTCGACAACATGGAATGTTCCATATGCAAGAGTGCACGTGTTCTGTCGGGCGGCACAACCACTGCTCCACATGTCAAGAAGGGTTCCATGCTCCAAGTAGGAGATGCGGTTAAGGTCGGCGAGTCAAATTCGACCGTAAAAAGCATTGATACCAAAAATGCAGATTACGATGTGATCACGTTCGCAGCGGCCGTAACGGGTGCGACTGAAGGCGTAGATGTCCTCTCGGACGACAATCTGCCTGATGCAGTTGTCGAAACCGACATGGTCTATTCCGCCAATAACGGATTCCAGACCGTATCGGCCGGATATGCAGGTATCATCCTCAAGGATGTAGCCTATCCCGTCCCTGCTGCATGGCTTCAGGGTTACAGCCTGAAGAACAACCCCGAAATCAAGTATGTACGACAGTAAAAGAGGAGGTAAACAATGAACGAAGTATTTTATTCATCCATTTTCGGCGAACTGACTAAACAGGTGCAGATTCGCATCGATGCCGCCTCTGAACTGCGTAAGCGGCTATTCGACCAAAATATTTACGAGCGATTCCTCGACTGGGACACCCCCACCGTCGGACTGAACTTCGAGGAGTTGATCGGCTCGTACAATTTGAGCGTCGCCGCTGCAACGCTCGACTCCAAAGGTAAGGAGCCTATCATGGGAACCGAGGGACTGGAAACGATCAAGCAGAAGGTATTAACCCACCAGATGTCTTATTCGATGCCTATCGAAGAGTATCGTAAGGTGTTGCAGATTCTCGATTCGCGGATGCTGTCCGATTCGGCCAAGACACAGCAGCTCATCAATCTGATGTGGAACAATGTTACGAAGGTCGTGAACTCCGTGCAATCGAAACTGGACATCATCTTCCTCGGAGCATTGTCGAACAAAGGCGTATTCACGTTTGACGCGTCCAATAACCCAGAGGGTGGTGTGCGCGGTACGATCGACTACAAAATGCCGAGCGAGAACATTGCCACCGCGAAAACGTTATGGACGGATGGCAATAAAGATACGGTCGATACGCTGGAGGATATTCAAGCCATCCTCGATGCTGCACAGGACAAAGTTACGTTCGACCGCATTCTGCTCTCGCAGAAACGCCTGTCGTATATCCTCCGCAACAAGAAGATGAAGTTGGCGGTATTCGGTAGTGACAAGTCGTCCACACCGCTGTTGCTGGCGAACCTGAACGAGTTTATGCGTTCGAACGGATTCCCGACATTCGAAGTCATCCGCCGCATGACCCGTATTCAGGATAACGGTAAACTTACGGAGTATTCGCCGTGGAACGACAAGAACCTCGTGTTCGTACCTGCGGGCAAACTGGGCGTCATCAAGAACGCCTATGCCGACAACGAGCTGCGGCAAGAGCCGGGTGTCACCTACTCTAACTACGGACGCATCCGCATTTCACAGTGGGGCAAGGGCGAAACCGACAACTCTAACGGCGTAGAGTTCACGAAAGCACAGTCGCTGTCACTTCCGGTTATCACCGAAATCAACGGCATCTATTCGCTGACCGTAGAATCGTAGTTGTATGAAGAATTTCGAGTTGTTGTCGGGCAACTTTAGCTACTGTACCGCCCCGTTTGGCGACGTTGGCGTTGGCCTTGAAACCTATTGGATTTTCGTTTCGGGAAAGTTCGGTAGCAGAGGCCTCGGCCAATGAGTTCAACAGCAGTTCGACATTGGTCATATTATCCCGCAGGTTCTCCTTTTTCAACCCCTTGTAACGTTTGTAGGCTTTCGTGGTACGTCCGGCCCACTCCTTCGTGATAATGTCCGTAAGGGTGGCATATTGCGTTCCATCAACGCCCCCGCGTTTCCACTCGTCAGTGAGAAGTTTACGGACTTCGATACTTTTCAAGCGTTGGTTAATCCATGTATCCGAATATCCAAGGCGTTTATAATCGGCTACGGCCTGCTCAATAGATAACTCAGGGTCTTGCATTTGGTCGAGGCGGTCGCTTGCCACCTGCGCCATCCATTGCTTGAAAGGCTCGGCTTTCTGTGACGGAATCGACTGGATAATCCGCAGGACGGTTTTCACATCTCCGGCCAGCGTCTTGCGCATCACTCCCGTTTCTGACCTCATGGCTATCTGGGGACAATTTGTCCCCACGAACGAGGCGAGCGCTTCATCCCGCTTGCGCATCTTCTTGAAATAATCGGTCGGATTCACGGTGTCCGTCAGAGCGGAGATCACGTCGAGAACGGAAAAATACCACGTCTCCGTCCGCTCGTCCCAAACGGTGCGCACCTTGCGGTCCTCGAACAACTGTATGGCCTGCTTTTGTGTCATAGGAATGTAGTTTTATTTATTCCTTTTCTTTTACCTCCAGCACCGTCCCGCACTTCGGGCAGGTGATTGTGTTCGTCGGGTACGTTGCTACTCTTCCGCCTTTTGCTCCGCTTGTTGGAATCCAATTTTGCGGGCGGGTTTGCGTGCCTGCGGTATCTTGACCGACAACGCCGCAATAGCGTTGTAGATATTATCAAGCTCCTTGCGCATATCTTCCGACAGATCGCTGACCGCCTCGGCATTGTCGGCGTCCACCCGCTCCAGTAACGCCAGTTTCGCCCGAATTTCGGCCAACTCGGCCGTTACTGTCGTCGTGGTCGTGATGTAGTTCCGCATCGCTACGAAAGCACGCATAATAGCGATACTTACTTGTATGGCAACGGAGCTTTTCAAAACAGCCGATAACATAGAAACGCCTTGCTCGGTAAACGCATAGGGGTTGCGGCGTAAACCCATCGTGATGGAATTGGTTATCACAATTTGTGATTTCCAATTTTCAGTTTCGGCATCTGTCAGTTGAAACATGAAATCGGGCGGAAAGCGTTCGATATTACGCTTTACCGCTTGATTGAGAGCGCTTGTTGTTACTTGGTACAATTCCGCCAAATCACGGTCCAGCATCACCCGCTGGCCTCGTATTTCGTAAATTTTGCTTTGGATGGGTTGCAGTTCCATATCGTCGTGTCGCTGTGGTTATTCCACCTTTATGGTTATCAATTTCCCGCAATGCAGGCAGGTCTTATTTTCGGTGTTTGATTTCGGATTCCAGCTCCTTTAACTGTTCCATATCCTCCCGATCGGCTTCGATTGCGGCCTTACGTTTTCTGCGGGCGTTGAACTCTTCATAAACCTGGTAGGCGAATGCGTCTTTTTGCTCTTTGCCAACCGTACCGGCATTGGGTAAAAGGGGCTGATCGTTCGATACCAGAATTTTATCTACGTTCTCCCTCCAAAATCCCATCGTAAGGTCTTTCCTGCTCTTTGCCCTGAACTCGGCTGTTTCGAGGAAGATCACAACCAACCGGTTCAAAGAATCGAGTTCGTCGTGTGTCAAGTAGTTTTTAGCAATAATAACGTCCTGCTTGCGTACTACGGCACCTTTCCAGGAGGTAAGCCCCATATTGGGAGCATTTGCATCGGCTCGTTGCATCACGATCTCCGCGGATGTATGTCCTGTTACGGCATAGAGGAGCTTATTTTGCGTTTCGGCATAAAACATTTGCGTAGCCTTGTCCGTCGTGTCGTAATCGCTGCTCAATGCAAACAGATCGCGCACCTTCTGATAAAATCGCTTTTCCGAGGCACGTATATCCCGAATGCGATCCAATAACTCGTCGAAATAGTCGGGGCGGCCGTCTGGGTTTTTCAGGCGCTCATCGTCGATAACGAAGCCTTTACGGAGATATTCGGCGAGATTGCGGTTTGCCCACTGGCGGAATTGCACGCCACGGATGGATCGGACGCGGAAACCTATTGCCAAAATCATTTCCAGTGAATAAAATTTTATTTGATACGATTTGCCGTTTGGGGCAACTGTTAAGTATTCCTTAATAGTTGATTCATCTGGTAACTCACCATCTTTTAATATGTTATTTATATGTTGGCTGATATTGGGAACAGAGGTGGCAAAAAGTTCTGCGATCTGTGCTTGATTGAGCCAAACGGAACCGTCGCGTGCTAATAAGGATACGCGACTTTTCCCATCCACCGAATTGTATAGGATCAACTCTTGCTCCATGATTATTTCCTTTCTTTGACCTCTAACACCGTACCGCATTTCGGACACATTATCGTGTTCGTCGGCTGAGGGGCGAAAAAATCCCCCACGTTACAGCCAATAGCAGCGGCGATACGTTCAAGCACTTCTACACTCGGATTCCCATTAATATGTTGGCTAAGTCCTACGGGTGTAATTCCCATTCTTTCGGCCACTTCTTTAACAGTTAAGCCGTTAGCTTTTATTGATCTCTTTATATCCATAGCTTTAAATGTTTGGTGTTGGTACAAATGTAGCTATAACTTTATTTTTCTACAAAAATAATAGCAAAAACTTTAATTTTTATTTGCATAATTAAATTTATAGCTTTATATTTGCATCAGAAAATAAAACCAATAGCTATAATAACTATGACAACGGCAACCTATACCA